CAAAACGAAGCTAAAATTTGGGAGCAGTTCAGATGGTAAAACGACTCGTAAAAGGTAGCGATGAAGTGATTGTCGATGCCGACAGTGAAGCCGAAGTCTATTGGCGTAGCGAGGGGTATGTTGGTGAGGACGAAAAGCCAGCACCGAAAACCAAAGTTTCCAGCAAAAAATCCAGCGACGAGGACGAATAATTGAAGCGCATAATCGCCTATGCGGGCGCACTTGTTGACGAGGATGATCTGGTCTTGCCTATGCCGGAAGGCGCAGATGAATCCTATGCCATCGAAGTGTATTTGATGGTGGCAGACACGATGGTAGACCCAATCGACTACGGCGTAAATGCGTTCTACGAATCCGGCGCAGTGGTAGTCACCTGTGGAGGTGAACCGCCACAGCAAAACGATTGCAAGGTCGTCTTAGTTGAGCCAGAGGTAATTAGCTCACCGGCTACTGAGCCAATAGACGAGGAGTAGAGCATTGGGAACTATCATAAACTGGAACGGCTACGCGCTACCTGTTCCATCGGGCATTCAACACGCCTCTGTATGGAAGTCACTGGCGGCTTTGATTTAGCCCTACTGAAAAATAAGTGAGCTAAGACATGGCATTAACCGTAGAGACCGGCGCAGTGGTGACAGGCGCAGATAGCTACATATCGCAGTCTGATGCAGATACCTATTTCACGGAGCATGGCGCACCTTCCGCGTGGACAGGGTTGACTAGCGACGAAAAGGATTCGGCGTTGCGATATGCTTGTATCGCGCTGGAAGGGATGTTCAACTGGTCGGGTGAAATCGTATCGCTCACTCAGCCGCGATCATGGCCGCGCAGTGGCGCGAGTGACAACGATGGACGGACTATTGCGGCTGATAGTATAGACCAGCGGCTAAAGGACGCACAGTGCGAACTGGCACTCCTTCATACGTCCTCTGCGCTGAATGCTTCCTATGACCGCGGCGGTGCAGTGAAGTCCGAACAGGTAGGACCGATTCGCACCGAGTATTTTCAGGGAGCTTCCGCAGAACCGTCCCTGCCTATCATCTCCCGTATCGTCGGTGGGCTGGGAATACTGCGCGGAGCTATGACCGGCGCACTTGAAAGAGCATAGTGGCAAATAACGCGCAAAAAGCCGCTTCCGCGCTCCTTCTACTTCAGGCCAACGGGACAACCTATACCATGAAGCGAGTCGCTCCTACGCCGGTATCTGGTACTCCGTGGAAGGTTCAATCCAACACTACCACCACGCAGACCGTGAACGGCATATTGGACGATTTTAGGGCGTCACAGAGGGACGGCACAGTGATACAGGAAGCCGATAGGCAATATATCATCGCGGCCAGCGGCTTGACTTTCACGCCGGAAGTAGGCGACCAGCTTATTGATAGCAGTAAAGACCTTGAAGTGGTCGGCGTTCGCACGATACGTGCTGGCGATACCGATGTGATTCACTATCTCCATGTGAGGGCATAATGGGCGTCACGAACTTGACCACGTTCACGTTGGATGTTGATAAGGCACTGGACGGCATCAAAGCCGATGTGAACCAGTTTAAGCGGCTTATAGCATTCGATCTGTTGGGGCGAATTGTAGAGCGCACACCTGTAGATACAGGACGAGCCAGAGCAAACTGGCAAGTGTCCATTAATGCACCAGTTATCACTGAGGTGCGCTACCCGAATAAGGAATCCATACCAGAGGGCAAAAGCGAGTCCGTCATCGCCGAGTCCGTCAAGCTGGAAGGTGGCATTGTCATAGCTGACGTCGAACTCGGCGAAGATATATGGATCACGAATAACCTACCCTACATAGAAGTGTTAGAGCAAGGCGACCACAGCAAACAAAACACCGAGGGCATCGTAGCAATCTCGGTGGCAGAAGTCGCAGAAGGCATGACACGAATATGAGCTTCGCCACGACCTACGACACCATACTTACGCGCTTCAAAGCGCAGATGGACTCCCTACGACCATTAGTGCCGATAGCGTGGCCAAATATGCCGTTTGACCCAAAGGATGACTATGACGATGCGACGCATCAAGGTTGGGCGCGAATAGCTATTCAGGGGGGAGAACAGCAACAAGCCAGTATCGGGGGAACTCCGCGCTGGCGTCAGGTGGGTATCGTGCAAGTGCAGGTATTCACACCAACAGAGCAAGGCGCAAATACGGCACTTGCTATAGCTGATGATGTAGCAACAGCCCTACGCGGTATTACCGTGTCGGGCGTCATTTTACGAGCCGCTTCGGTGTCACCTGTTGGGCGCATTGGTGACTCCGCGTGGTTTCAAGTAAATGTCAACGTGCCATTTCGGTACGACATGACCGCTTAAACGGAGAATTAAACTCATGGCTGATGCAAATCAGGTACAGGTTTCTTATACGCGAGAAACGACATGGGGAACTACGCCAGCCAATGCCTTTAACGCCTTCCCGATTACGGGAGGGAGCATGGCCTTCGGCATCGAAACGGTGCGGTCACAGACCGTCCGATCTGATGCGCAGTTGGCCGACAGCAAAAAGGTAGGCGAAGCTCCCACAGCAAGCTACGATTTTGAGCTTGCGGCGCAGATATACGACGATTTTATGCGGAGCGCAGTTCGCTCCGATGCGGATTGGTCTACAGCCGTTGCGATTAGTGGCACCGACATCGCCGCTACAAACTCGCAGACGTTCACCAGCACGTCCACCGATTTCACGGCAGAGAATATCGCCGTAGGCCAGTGGGTGTATGTCGCTGGCTTTTCCAATGCGGCGAATAACGGCTGGTTCAAGGTCACCACGATTGCAACGAATACGCTCACCGTGAGCAACGGCACTCCGACAACCGAGTCGGCTGGTGCTACCATCACGATGGAAGGGTCTTACGTCTGGTCGGGTAGCACTGAGCATAGCTACTCTCTGCAAGAGCAGTTTCAAGACCTGACGAACCGCTACCACGTTATGACAGGGTCGCGGCTCAACAGCTTTGGGCTGACTCAGACTCCGGGCGGTATCATCACTGGCGCAATCAGCTTCGACGGTAAAGGTCGCGCTCAGGCGTCAAGCAAAGCCGGTGACGGTACGGTCAATGCGGCGGCAAGCGAAGATGTATCCTCCGAGGTCGATGGGTTCAGTGCGATGTGGATAGGTGGCTCGGCAGTCAGCTACGACATCATGGAACTGTCATTCAATATCTCCATCCCCAACCGCCCTGCGAAGGGGCTGGGGAACGCACAGCGCACTCGGATGCCGCAGGGTTCGCCAGAAGTGACCGGTAGCTTTTCGGTCTACCTTGACGATACGACATGGGCATTGGACACGAACTGGGAATCCTTCACGAAGCAAGCACTCGCATTCAGCATTGATTTGCAGAATGACGATCGCTTTCTCATTGAAATGCCACAGGTCGTGTTTACCAGTGAGCCCGGAACGAACCCCGGACTCGACGGCGATGTCATGCTGACCTTTGACTTCGCGGCAGAGCCGGGAGGCAGTCACGGTGGCAGTGCCGCCGAAAAGACCGTGGTTATTACGCGGACGCAGACGTAGTAAAAGCAAAGCCAGCCCTACAGTATTCTGGTACCAGATCGCGGTGGGTAGTTCGTAGGGGGCTACTCACCGCACCCACCCCTACAGGAGCATCGCAATGGATTTTGCACAGCACTACCGAACCGACAAGAATGCCGAAAAAGATGGACAGTGGGTTGAGTGGGCTGAAGGCACGAAGCTCAAGATAGCTCGGCTCGGCAACTCGGCCTACCAAAACCGATTTCAGGCACTCATGAAGCCACATCGCCACCTACGCGACCGTGGCCTACTGCCGGACGAGATACAATCGGAGATACTGAATGCTTGTATTGCGGAAACGATACTGGTCGATTGGGAAGGTGTCGAATACGAGGGCAGTGTCCTTCCCTACTCTACCGAAAACGCGCACAAGCTAATCAGTGAGTTTAAGGATTTCCGCGAAGATGTTTTAACGATAGCCGGTGAGTACAGCACCTTTAGAGCCGCTGAATTGGAGGACTCGTCAAAAAACTCATCGAAGTCATCGAGTGGGAAAACAGATGGGGGCAGCACTTCAAAAGATTAGAGCGAAGGCGAGAGCAGGGGCGCGAGACACGCGCCACGCGAGACGCACTCGACAATAGGCCACTCGTCTATGAGGACAATCGGTGGGTATATGATGCCTACCGATTGCTGAGTGCTTCGCGTAGCTACATTGCTGGTGGTATGTCCAGTGCTATTCCATCGGCCATATCGTTTGAAGCGATACGAAGCTACGCGGAAGTGTTTGGTCCTCACGATCTTGATGACTTCCAGCGGTTCGTAATACTGATCTACGCAATGGATGGGGCATATATCGCCCATCAAATTTCGGTAATTAATAAGCAGTCGAAGAAAGGCAAGTGATGGTCGCTAAGACCGGATTGGGCGTTGAAGTAGCGGATAATACTGGTCGCGGAACGCAAGGGGTCATTCGATCCTTTGAGAAGATTCAACGCTCGGCCAGAAAGACCGCGAAAGAAACGGGTCACTTAGACAAAGAGTTCGGCAACCTGAAGCAAAATATGTTCGGGGCAGTTGGACGCGCTACGCTTATGGCTGGCGCGTTTACCGCTATTGCCGGAGCAGCTTTCAAGGCCACGCAATCGGCACTCCAGTTTAATACCGCTATGCGTGAGGTGTCGACGTTATTGCCGGCGGGTTCGCGTGAGGTGCAAAAGATTGCGGATGCTACGCTGGCTCTCGCTACTCAGTTCGGCACAATGCCTACCGATCAGGCCAAAGCCGCATACCAGATTATTTCCGCTGGTGCGTCTAACGCGGCTGAAGCTACCGATATCTTGACCGCTTCCAATAAGCTCGCAATTGGTGGTGTCACGGACATCACTACAGCGGCTGATGGTCTGACATCCATACTCAACGCATATGGCTTCGCCGCTTCTGAGGCTACGAGCGTTTCGGATGCGATGTTCGTGGCAATGCGAGCCGGGAAAACCACCATCGGTGAGCTATCGGCGTCTATCGGTGCGGTAGCTCCACTGGCGGCTCAGGCTGGCGTTTCGCTGGAGGAAGTGCTGTCGGCGGTCGCGGCACTGACGAAAGGCGGCGTGTCAACGAATGTGGCGATGACCGGCTTGCGACAGGTCATCGCCGCGATGGTGAAGCCGACGAGCGAAGCCGCTAAACTTGCCGATGAGTTAAATCTGGAGTTCAACGCGGCGGCACTAGAGGCTGGTGGATTAACAGGTGTGCTTGATGAGGTGACCAGAGCGACCGGCGGCAGTGCCGAAAAAATGGCACTGCTGTTTGGCGGCGTAGAAGCACTCGTTCCGGCTATGGCACTCACTGGCAAGGCATCGGAAGACTTCAACGACGTCCTCAATTCAATGGAAACATCGGCAGGGCAGACCGAGGAAGCACTCAACAAAATGCTGGATAATCCAGCAAAAAAGATCGACATACTACTCGCAAAAGTAGAAGTGCTGGCTACGCGATTAGGGAACGGAATTCTCGACTCTATTTCCCCTGCTATCGACAAAGTAATTGCTCTGCTGACGTGGCTGGAAGGTCCGAGCGCGGGCAACCGATTGACCGCGGAGCAACAGCAAATAAACGAGCGTCAAAAAGACCCCACCACAGGGCGGTATTCGTTCAGTTCCCAAAAGGATGTTGAGAGAAATATTGATCGGGGGCCATCACAGCAAGATATCATTTTACAGTCGCGCATGGCTCCGGACGGCACAGCAAGTGGCGTGGGCACAACACTCGGCTACTCCGACATTGACATTGATGCGCTGTTTGATACTCATTTCGCGGATTGGGCGTCAAAGCTAGAGAAGGAGGCCGCAGACGAGTACATCGCCAATCTCGAAAGTCAGCTGATAAAGCCCCGCCTACCCGAACTGCCGGAAAGGGTGCAACCGAAAGAAATCGAGATGTTTCCCCTATACCCTATGGTCAAATCCACGCAGGAAGTGACAGCGGCTACAGAATTGGCAATATGGGCGCAGGAGAGGTTTGCAGACGTTAGTGACGGTAGCACCGAGGCGATCTATGCCGCCAACGCCGCACTGGACTTTATGGTGTCAATGGCACCCGAAATACGGCCATTTGCAAACGCCTTAAAATCTATGATGCAGGGCGACTATTTCGGTGCGGCAGTGCAGGGCATATCGGGGCTTATTTCCAACCTTTTCGGTACAAGCAACAGTGCCGACGATACAGCACGTGCAATGAGTGATCTGAAGGTTTCGATAGAGGAAGTGGGCAGGGCATCTACCAGTGCGTTTTCAAGTATGCTCGATTTTGGTGGGGAAAATACATCGGCTTTTGAACGAGTCCGTGCCGATCTACTCACCCCTTTCATTGAGTTATATGATCAGATACGAGCTTCAAGTTTTAAAAAAAACATACTAGATGCCAGAACAATTGATTTCGGTGGAGACCGCGACAAAGCCTTGCTGGAAGCGGAAGCCAACACTTTATCGTCTTTTTATAAGACGCTCAACACAGGACAGGGGCAGATCAATCTTAGGAAGATCGCAGAA